TTCTTTTTCTAGTCTAGCTAAATGATCTTTAAGCATATAACTAAATAAAGTTATTAAACAAATAACTAGGCCTTGTATTATTTCCCACTGGTCGATGATCATCTTAATTACAATCCCATCTTTTTAAAGCTAGTCCTTTGCGTGTAAGTTTACCACCTTTAGAAGTAGGCCCAGTAACTCCACTCATTCTAGCGCAAAATGACTTTCTTCTTTTAGCTTTAGCTGGACTTTTTTTAGCTGCTTCTGCTGTTACTGGTGCTTTTAAATTACTTCCTGTTAGCCTATTATATTTCTTTCTGCCTTTTTCTGTAAGACCACCTTTTTTTGATTTTTCGCCTTTAGATACCAATAGACTTACAGCTCTTTTTTTAGGCATTATTTTCTTTTTTTAGCTGTTTTTGCTGCTGCCTTAAAAGCTGCTGCTGTAGGCGCGCCTTTTGCTCCTGCTTTACGCATTTTCTCGCCACTTCCTGCAGCAATTCTTTTGCGTTTTGCATGAATATTTGAATATAGACCTTTCTTTTGCATAATTTACCTTAAAAATCAGTGTTTATTAATTCTAATTCTTCAACAGTAGATGCATTTGTAATATCATCTTGCAAGCTTCTTGCTAAAGCTCTATTGTCTGCAACCCCTTTTTTAAAATCAACGCCTGATTCAACTTTTCTTATTGCTTGCCAATCAGTAGCTTTTAGATAAAAATTGCATGCTGCCAATTTAGAGTTTTTAAGCTCCTCTACTAATTCTTGATCGGTTTTGGTATATTCTGTTAATTTGCCATCTACAACCGCAGCTATATTTAGCTCTAAAGCTGCTTGATGTTCTTCTTCTGTAACCTCAATATATGGCAAGCCATCTATTGTCTTTGCATCTTCATCAATAACAATGTTGTTATATTTAATAAAACTAGGATAAAAACCCTCAATTTTTGTTGTTTCTTTATTGTATTTTACTTTTATTGTTTTTGTCATAATTTAATATTTAATATCCTATTGATTGCCAATATAGGTTGTCAGCACTAGCTCCACTACCTCCAGAGTCATCAATTTTAAAACTAAATTGAGAGGTTGAAAATGTGTTTGTTAAAAAAGCGTATCTAAAAGCCCCATCATTTTTCCTTGCTTGCAAATATACTCCGCGATTTGCTGTTGAATAAGTTAGATTCAAAGTGACTGTTCCAATAGATGACGGTGAGTTTACAACTCCCCACTGAAGTATTAGCCCATTTGGTAAATATGTGTAACCATTTGTATTGAAAGAGGCTGCAAAATCACTGTCAATTCTGCCTATTGCTAACCAATTTGCACCGTCATAGATTAACTCTATGCTATCTATAGTAAAATCTAAAAGAATATCCTTGTTGTCATACAATTGAATATTACCAGTACCATCTTTTATAACAACATTTCTTGTACTGCTAGATATTCTTAGAACAAGTCTATCGCCAACCGTTCCGCCAGATATTGTGTCTAAATCATCAGTGGCAGCACTGCCCTCTGTATCTAATCTTATATGTCCGCAAGTGTACGCAATAGCTCCACTTGATATAGTTTGCGAAACAACACTTGTATTAAATTTACCATTTACTGTAGCATCGGTGACGTTAATATCACTTGACCAGTTAGCATCTGTTCCGTCTGAGGTTAATATTTGATTTGCAGTCCCTAGAGCTAATCTCTCCGCTGCTGCTGATGATGAACCTCTAATTAAATCACCTCTTGTTGTGATAACGTCTTCTTGAGCATCTAAAGTAGTTCTTGCTGCTGCTGCTGTTTCTGCCTCTAATACCGTTTTCATAAACGCAGTTGTTGGCGATTCAGCCGTCCCATCTGCTGCTATTGGGTCACCACTAGAATCAAAAGCTAAGTATTTGCTAGATCTAACACTTGTTATAGGAAGCTCAACCGATGTTGCTGTGTCTTCATCTTTCAATAAAAACGCTCTTTTTGTTTCTGTTTCGTTTTCTTGTAAGATATGTGTTATCCTGTCTAGTTGTGCATTTAACTCGTCAGCGAAATAATCACCTGCTTGGTTAAAATCCGTTGTTCTTGTAGTAGGGGTTGCACCAACGACCGTTATAATATCATCTAATGCAGCTCCACTGACTAAAGTAATATTACCGCCTGAAGCATCGCCAACCCCTGATACTGTGTAATCTGTTGCAATAGTAAGGGTGGTGCTTGTTCCATCAGATGCTAATGTTTGAATAACTGTAATTTCACTTTCATGTTGTATAGGAAAAGGATAGGGAAAAACTGTTTGTCCTGCTGTAGCTTCATATTGTATTCTTCTTTCGTTTGCTGTAACTGTCATTATAATGCCTCGTTATTCTGTTTTTCTAGTTTAGCTTGCAAAACTAATTGGTCAATAATAGGATACTCTTCACGTAACTTTTCTTTAGCTGCTTTTATATAATCTCTTTGTATCTTATTTATAATATCCTGCTTTTCTTCTCCATCTGTAAAACTACTATAAAACGCAATAGATTGTGGCAATGTTCTATCTATTAGGCTTGTAAGAGCATCTTTCATATTTTGATTGTTGTATTGAATTAATTCTATTTCCTGCCCTCTTAATTCTAACATTCTGGAATATATTTCTCCATAGTCTCTTAAATTAATTTTTTCGCCATCAAAAGTCTGTGTTTTTAATGGCATACTAACACTATAACCTTCTTTTAACAAATATTCATCAAGCGGACTATCTTTTTCTTTGCTTGCGTAAAAAGGATTAAATAAACTAGTAATTCCTGATGTTGTTTGATCTAAAATGTTTTCATCAGGATATCTATATTGAATTACTTCTCCGTATACATTTCTACGTTTTGGAACATCTTCTGAAAAACCTGGTATTCTTGCTTTAAAAGCATCTGTAATATTAGTTACATATTCTCGCTCTGGATTAACTGCCCTTTCAACTGCTGCTACTCCTGCTGGTACAAACGAACTCAAAAACCTTTGAGCAAAAGATTCGGCTTTGCGCTCTGGATCTGAAAATGCGTCCATTAAATTTGATATTCCTTGTAAAAAGGTTTTGTTTATTGTTGCATCTGTTAATGCTAAAATAGAAGCTGTTGTAACTTTATCAACTTCATCTTGCGCTTCAATATCATACATTTCATAATTAGTTAAAACCTCTGCCATTGTAGTACTAAAAGAAAATAATGTTGAAAAAGGCTCTAATCCTGCATAACTATAATAAGTATCACCAATTTTTACTGAGTTTGGCTGCCAACCTGTACGTTTTAAAGCCGCCCTTGTTTTTGGGTTTGAAGGCCCTGCACCTGTAATATTACCATTAATAGACATATCAACGCCTAAAGCCATTAAGCTTGACCCCATCCCTATTTTTACCAGAGCTTCTGCTTGCCTGTCACCTCCCGCTGCTAAATCTTTTCGTGTTTTTTGCAAAGTTAATGCTAAAGGTGTTCTTTCGTAAGTAAATTTAAAAATGTTTGTAGGTGTTTTAAAAAATGGTACTACAAATTTTAAAGAAGGATTTGTGCTTATTATTCTTTGTATTTGTTGACCAGTTTTACCGAGTTGGTTTGTAAATGTTGCATAATCAGCAAAATCAATGGCTTGCTGTTGTAATAATTGACTAGGAGAACTAATAGAATTAGCAATATGATTTCTTAATTCTTCACCTTTTAAACCTTTTGTTATACCTTCTGTTGTAGCTAGAGCATTTAATTGTGCTTTATATAAAACAGTTTTTGAGTATTCATCGCCAGCAGCAAGAGCCTTAAATGCTATATTTACAACTCTACCATAATAATCTAGCGCATACCCTAAAGGCTTTGCCATGCCTTGTAAATCTAATATATCTCTTGAGCTAGCACGAACTCTTGGTAACTCGACTTTTTCCATTCCAATTGTTACTTGACCAGTTTTAAAAGCTTTTCCTGCATTAGCAAAAGCAAGTTTCTGTGATTCAACCAACCCTTTAAAATAGGCATTTGCTTCTGCTACAGTAACGTTGCTTTGTGGTAACAATGCTTGACCATATCTTTCAAATCCTAACATTAAAGTTGTTGCTGTATTAGATAAAAGGTTTTTTGAATGTGTTGTCGCATTAGTCAACATCCCCCCTGTCCATACTTCAACTAGCGCATCTTTTGTACGAGCATAAGCAGACTTTTGAGTTATGTAGTTTATTTGTGTAGTATTTAATTGACCATCTGCAAAAGATGCCAGTTTTTTGGCTAAATCTTTTCCTGCTTCTGGACCACCATGTATATTTAATATTTCTTCCATGCCTTTTAGCTTTTCTGTTGGTGTTCCTGTTATTGGAATAGCCCAAGCTTGAAATGATCGCCCTCCTTCTGTTCTTGCTCCTAAAAGTTCCTTTTGGACTGCATGATGTAAAGCAACTATTTTTCGAAAAGCGTATTGATCAACGTCTGTTGCTTCTGGACTTGCTGCTTTTTTTGCAAGCTCCATTAACTTATTTGAAGTATTATAATAAAAATTTCTAGCCGCTGTTATTTGTTCAGCATTTAAAGGCTGCCCTTCTCTTCTTTCTAGAAGTGTTTGAAAACCGTCTATATCTTCGGCTGCTCGCAAAGTAACTTCATTAGATCTAACACCACGACGCGCGTCTTGTACTTTAGGCAATAACTGCATTTCATTAGCATAAGCTTGCATTGCTTGCTTTAAATCTTCTGGACCGTTTATTCGAGCAAAGTTTATTTGTATATCATCTGCATTTGTTGGTTTCTTTGTAGCTAATTCATCAATTTGCTTTGCTGTTAAACCTTCAGTTTCTTTTACTGCTGCTTGCATTTTTGTAAAAACAAAATCTTCGCTATCTGCTTTTCCTAACATGCTAAGTTGTTCAACTTGTAGTCCAGTTTCTGGCACTTTTTCTACAGCTTCTAATTCTGCCTCTATATTCTGTTTTACTTTTTTATTCTTGCGTAAAACTTGAATTACTTTTCCTAGACCTTCACCAGCTAAACCAAGTCCAATCCCTTCTATTGCTTGCTTAAATTTAGCTTCTGCGACAGAATCATCTTCATCAGTTTGAAGAAATTCTGTTACTGGATTTTGTAATGCAGGTACATCTTGAATTATATTTGATAGCCTCTCTTCTTGCTCATCAAAAGCTAACACGTCACCAAGAGCAGCTTGACCAGTCCTTTTAGCTAGTTTTTTAGTTTTGGTTCCTGCCTTAAACCCTTTCATTGCCCTACCAGCAACACCAAAACCAGTTAAAAATTCCATTATATCTTCAATTATATTGCCTGTAACACTTTTTGGACTTTCTGCTTTATCTACTCCAAAAGTTGGTTGAGGTAATGTAAATTTTTTTTCTGTTTGTGGCAGTTCAACAACATTCTCATTTAGCCATTGAGCGGTATCATCAACTATATCTAACATTTGGTTAATACCTTTTGTTGATCCACTTACTATAGCTCTTCCACCTTCTCCAATAGTACCTCTTGCAACATCCTTAACAAATCGCTTAAAAAGCCCTTCCTTTGGTATTTGTGGAACATCTGGCTGTTCATCTATAATTGGTTGCTGTTGAGTTTCTATAGGCTGTTCTTTTTCTGCAAAAGCTGCTGCTGCTGCTGCTTCATACGCATTTTGATCTTTTACATATGTGTGATAATCATTTAAAGATTCTATGTTTTGTTCAGAAATTTGCCTACTCATAAGTCCTATTTATTTTGATTTTTAATACGTTCTTGTTTAATGCGTTTAATGCGTTCATTTTCAATAATAAATTGTCGCCATTTGTTTATTTTGAGCATTTCCCTTCCGAAATCAAGGTCGCGTTCTACTAGTTCTTTATTGTTATTATTTTTTTCTAGGTAATGTTTTTTTGTATCTTTTTCTATATCATCAATATCATTAATTGTTAAAGATCGAGCATTTCTCTTTTGCTCAGATTTCATTAGTTCAGGCTTTGGAAAAGTTGATGCGAGATTCTCAGTATTTAATAGATTATATTCCTCAAAAACTTTGTTTGTTAATTTTTCCGCTTCTTCATATGTAGGGCTTCTATCATTTATTTGCTTAAATAATCTAAGCTGCTTTTTTAAATCCATTTCTGCATTTTGCATTGTTGTAAAATTAGCAATAGTTAGCAATTCTGATGTACCGCCTAACAGCCCTCTTAAATTATTTACCGCTTCTTTTTCAGGTGCTAGAAAAACTTCATTGCCATCAATTTTATTTAATAAAGATTCAAAATCCTCATTACTTAATGATTTATCGTCAAATCTTGCGCTTCTTATTTCTTCTAAAACGTTTTCGCCTCTATTAATTCTATTAACAAAATTACCATATACAAAACCATTTGTAGTCGGGTTGGCTTGTATTGCCATTTTGCTAAAATTTTGGTAATCGTTATAATCTAAAATATTTCTAGCAGCTTCAACCGTCGCAGGTAATAAATCGCCTGTTTTTGCTTGATCATAAAGCTGTTTTTTTATTTCATCCGTAAAAATTGCCTCTTCAGCTTCAACCCTTTCTTCTAGCTGCTTATCAATATAAACTTCGTTTTTTATCTCAGTTAGAATATCTTGATCTATTTTTTTTCTAACATCAGGTGATAATGACTCTCTAATATTAATCGTTTTATCTGGAAGGTTTACAACTGCTTCATTATTTAACCATTCTGAATATGCTTTTAGTTTATCAGGTTGAGAACTAAACCATGACTTACTGATCTCACTAAAAACAGTTTGTTGTAAATTTACTAAGCTTTTTTGAACTTGCTCAGGCGTTCTTATTTGCAAGCCCTGTTCATTTACTTGTAACAAGTTTTTTTCTAACTCATCGCTACTTGCAGCAATAGCATCAAACGTTGTTATGTTTTTAGCAACTATTTGATTCTGATCTAATCCTTCGTTGTTAAAAAAATTTGATACAGAAAACTTAATGTCATCAATAATTCTATTTTCAGATTCAGCAAGCTTTGCATTTTGCTCCTCTGTTAGCATTTTATTTTTATTAATATAGGCATTATTAATATATGCAGCCCCCATACTATTATAGTTATAATCTAACTTTGGGCGTAATGATGCAGGAACGTTATTTAATAGGCCTTGCTTATATTCATTTAATTCATTTTTAAGCTGATCTGGATTATTAATATTTCTTTCATATATGTTTCGCGCCTCTTCTCTTGCGCTTGTCATAAATTCGTTAGTGTATATAATATCAGCTTTTGCTTGCATATCTCTTGCTGTTGCTTCTAAAGAACCTGATAATTCATTAAAGAATTGACTAGTTTCGCTTGTTGGCTGAAAAGACGGTGATTGTCCTATAATGCTTATTTGTCTTTCAGGTGTTTTCATGTTTTTATAGTTTTAAATCCTGTTAATAAACTAGTTGCGCCTTTAGTTAAGCTTTGGCTCGCTCTCATTAAACCTAGATTTCTTGCAGTCTCTTGACTTAATTTAGCTTGTGACTTCCTAAACTCTAGCGTCCCTTGAATAGCTCTACTTTCTAACTCAGTGGCTTTTAAATCTTCCTGTAATACTCTTTCTGCTTCTGTTGCAAATCTTGCAGCAATACCAGTGCCAAGAGCAACTCCACGCCCTGCAAAACTTGCACGTGACGAGCTAATATCTTTAAAAAACTTCTCTCTTAGAAAGATAGCTTGTTGTTGTGCTTTTAACTTTTGATTAGATATTGCAAGATCATCGAAAGCACTTTGTATTTTAAATTGCCTAGCTTGTGCAGAGGCTGCGGCTAAACTTGCAAAACCTTGTCCAAGACTTGCTAGTCCGCTTCCTAGTTGCAACATTCCAGCTTGTGATAATCCTTTAGGTTTTGTTGAATTTTCTATAGCCATTATATATTCACATTCATTGTTACACTTAATACTTGCAAGTCTGCCGGCTCATTCTGCGAAATCGTTATTTGCTGCCTTTCATCAAAACCAAGCAAGCCTTTTACTTTTTTATCACCAGTAAAACTTGGAGGTGCTGCATCTAGCGGACTTCCTGCACCTGCTGCTCCAAAGGTTCTAAAAGATACTTTATCATTATTTACGGTAAAATCACCTGTATTATTTACCCTAAGAACTACCTCAGAAATACGTTTTCTTTTACCAATTTGACTTCCCATACCAGCTATCTCTATTGGTAAAGTTGTTACTGTAGGTGTCATATTAAGACCTATTTCACAACTAGTTTCAGCATCTCTTTCTATTGTTATTGAGCCACTAGAAACAACTCTATCTGTCATTACGCTACCATCAGCAATCACTTTTACTGTCTCGCCTTCTAAATGATCTAAACCTGTAAATGTACTTGTTGGCAATCCTGTTGTTACTGTCTTTGAGCTATCAAGCAAAGAGTCGTCTTGCATAACTTCTAAATATTTATGAGTAGAGCCATCAACTGTTCTTTGTGTAACTGTGTAAATCGTTGATATATCAATACCTACGTTAATAAATGTACCTGTTGCCGATAAAGTTTCTCGCTTTGTAAAGCCAATTACATTTTGCGAAAACAACATAGTACCCATGACTAACTGACCATCGCCATTTATAAATAGCACTAAATTAGATTCTTCTGTAGATGTGCTTTTTCTTACTGTGAAATCCACAGGGTTTTTTATCAGATGTGAAGATAGCAAAGATATGTTTTCAGATAGTGATGATTGTTGCAATGTGTCATAATTAAATGACATGATACTTTTACCACCTCGTTGAACAAATATGTTTAAGCCACTGATAACACCAACATTAAATCCTGGTTCACTTCCAAATTGTGACACTGGCACGAATGTAAAGGTAGCAGGTGTAACCGCTGCAAAGTTAGTTTGTGGAATAACAAATTCAGAGCCACTTGTAAAAACTGTTAAGTTACCACCTGTTGACTTAAGATTTACTATTTCGTTTATTTGATCTGTATCTAGTGTTGCATCTAAAGCATCAGCGTCATCTAATGAACCAAGATCAAAATCAAAATATACACCTATTTTAGAACCCCATACAGTTTGTGGTCTTTGTGTAGTGCCACCAAAATATAACCTTCCACTATGAAACGTTACTGTTTTTGGATAGCCTCTTGTTGCACTCCAAGCGTCTTCATAACCAGTAATTATATCCCAATTACCTGTTGCTACTTGATTTGTATTAAAAAAAGGGATTTCTGTAACTGCTTCAACAACAGTAGTGCTTGTAATAGATAATATTCTAGCTCGTCCACCATTTGCAATAATATATTGGCCTATATAAGAACTATCAAATGGTACTGCATGTTGTGACGTTAAAGTAACAACTCCCGAAGTTGCACTAACTGTTAAATGACCCCAAGCTGCATCAGTTGTAACAACTGGATCAAAATCATATCTTGGCACATTCTCAAATACAACATCAGATATTAACCATCTGTCATCTGCGCCTTGTCTTTGTAATTGTTGCGGTGTAAATGTTTCTTGTACAAATATAGCTGTATCTGCTGATTGCGTGCTTTTAATTTCACTTACAACAGTATTAGTAAAGTTTGTTGCTCTAACATCTACCTGAAATACTTTGTTTCTATAAACAGCAATATTTTTATCAGTAATAACTAAAATATAGCTTTGTTCTACATTAAACTCAAAAGGTATTATTTTTGATTCTGATAGTGACGCGCTTTCTTCATATACATGAAATTCATTAATTGTTGCAACATCTGTTGTAAGATCTGTTGAGCCTATTCTTGCAAATCTAACATATCTATAAGAACCTCTTACTCTTCTTCTTCTAGTTACCACTGAGCTAGACATATCAATAGCATCACCAACGCTAACCCAATCAGTATTGTTTGTACTTACTTGTATAAAAAATTCTGTGCTATTAGTTTGCGAAGTTAGTTTTGTTTCTACAACATCTATAAAAGCAATGTCTTTACTAGCTCCTAGATCATAATGCACTATAACATATGGATTGTTTGTACTTATATTAGTTGTTGTAATTAAATTAGTTGCTGTGTCATCATCATTTGCATTTGCTGCCGTTCCGCCATTTGGCGCTGTTGCTGTAAGCGATGTAAGCCTTGTAACTTGCCTATGCAATCTTTCTATGAATTGCAATCCGTCGTCTCTTTTAAATCCACCTTGAGGCAACAATCTTACATTAGTCATTGTTTCTGCTGCTCCATAGTACCTATCTAAATCAGTACGACCCATCAACAAAGGATCAATTTCGCCAGATGTAAATTTAAATTGAGTCGTTTTTATAGGCATCTTAACTAATTCTTGCAGCTAATAAGTCATCAGCAGGTATTTGCAAAGTAGGCGTTTGCATACCATCTAATTTTTTTGCAACACCAAAAGCCCCTCCGTTATAATTATTAGCAGGACTTCCCCAAGCCTCTAGCTTTTTTTCAGCAACAATATTTGGATCATCTGTTATTGACCTAGCTATCTTTGCAGCCATTGCCTGCACTACAAATTCCACAAAATAAGCGGGGAAATTTTCTTCTATTACTTGTTGTTGATAATCAACATATATTTCTGTTTGATCTGCTTGTATTGTGTTTTCAAACCTTTCCCAGTTTGTAATAGGTATTGCGCCAACATTATCACTCTCATAAACAGCTCTTAATATTAGCATATCAGACGGTAGTTGATACGCATATTCCCATTTGTTTAAAGGGGCTGTTACTAATCTGGCAAGTTGCACTTTTGCCAAAGAAAACTTCCAAGGATGTAATGATAAAAGGTATTGAATGTATTCTGGATATATTAGGCCACAAGTTCTTGCTCTACTTGTATCATCAGTAAAACTGTTAATTGTATCTTCGCCTAATTCATTTAGTGCCTTTGAGCAAATATCAAATTTAGATACCATATTAATCCTTTAATATTGTTGTTCCGAATACATACGCTGTATATCCGTTTACACTTGACACATTACTATAATCCTCACCCTCAATTATATCACACAATTTTGTTTGATGTCTAGCAACTATTCTGTCATTGCCTTTATTTCCAAACCTTGGACAATCTTCTATGTTTTCTTGGGCTTCTTCTGCAAAAAAATATCCGTCTTCACCATTCATTGGCATACCTACTAAAATTATTTTTGTAAAACCCATCTTTCTCGCTACCTGAAGCGCATCTATACCACTTGTTGCACCTTTTTTTATATCGGTCCAGAAATAATCAGCAGTGTCATGCAAGTCTTGCCGATAATGTTTTGTTGTGTGCGTTTCTATGTCTTTATTAATAGAACGTGACACAAAGTAAGGTATTTGATCAGGATGAGCAGTAATTAATTTGTCACAATACAAACCTTGTACCGCCTCATTCACACCTATTGTAATAAAGTTACTATAAGTGCGTTGTATTCTTAAATAGTTTTTTAACAAACAAGGAGCTGAACCACAAATTACCGCAGTTAGCCCCTCATTTAAACCTGTATATACTTTTTGTACAGGAATCATATTCTTAATATATACAATATATATACTTTAAATATGTCGGACATATTAGTCTGAATCAGATGGTGTAGCTGTATTGATAACATTGTATGTATCAACAACACCACTTGCATTCGATGCAACAATAAATTGCCCGAAAGCAGTAACAGATGTTGGAGTAGTTACATCATCAACAACTGTTACATCAATAATATCACCAACTTCTAGTTGATAATATACATCGTTAAAGTACCCAGCACCGTCAATAGTTGTAACACCATCAGTAGTTCTGT